AATGTTATATTATCAAATGGTAATAAATCTTTTGATGTTATTTCTAATGAAATAAATAAAATAAAAGGAATTAATTGTGGATATAATGCTAGAACAGAAATGATGTCTAAAAATCTTATTAAAGATGGTATTATAGACCCAACTAAAGTAACAAGGGTAGCTATTGAAAATGCAGTAAGTATATCTACATTATTATGTAATACAGATTGTATTATATATTATAAAGATAATCAACATGAATCAATACAAATAGACCCTGGTAATGTTAGATAATAATTTAATACATAATATAGGTATTGCTAATGATGATAATTTATTATTATATGATTGTTCAGAATGGTTAGGATTAACCAATGAAAATAATATTAATACTATATCAGAAGATAAGCCTAACTTAATAATAAATTTAAAAACAAAACTTATTATTAAGTCTGGTCCTAGAGCTTATGTTTTAGGAACTAAACTTAATAATAATAAAATAATATGGGGAACTAAAAAACAATGGAATCTTTAGATAAATTAAGTAACATTATAGATGGTTGGAAAAATGTAATATTTCCATCTGAAAAAGTAGAAAAATTAGCCAAAGCTAGAGCATTAATTTGTGCTAATTGTTTTAAAAATGAAAATAATAAATGTAGTTTATGTGGATGTTTTTTAACTGCTAAAGTTAGAAGTACTAAAATTACTAATAATTGCCCTTTAAATAAATGGAAAAAATAAAATAATTATATTTAAAACTTTATAATATGAAAAAACCAATAGAAATAAAAGAATATACAACCTTATCTAATTTAGTAAATACAATATTAGATTCATTTGAAGAATATACAGTATCTGACCCTAGAGAAATTATATTAAATATAGTTAATAAAGATAAATTTAGAAAAGATATAATAAGTAACCCTGGATTTTTTACACCAAATCTATTATCCGATAATACAAAAGAAATTTATTTAGGACCACTTTTTTCAAAAGTAGAATTACTATGATAAATGGAAATAAAACTAACAAGTCATGATATTAAAATCATAAAATTAGCAAATAAAAATTATTCATTTAGATTGAATAAAAATATAGTAGTAGAAGGAATACCTACTAAAAGAAAAGCATATGACCATGCTCAAGAATTATTAAAGATAATCTTTAAAACTACAATGAAAATAAAAGAAAATGAATTTATTTGAAATAACTAATGGTATTGTAACTTTTGCTCCACAAGCATTAGTTTTAAAACCTTTTAAAGATTTATGGGATAGAGATAAGTCTAAGGATAAAATCATGGCTGTCTTAGAACTTTCTTTTGTGTATTACTTTTGTGATTTTAAATCTGATTTTATAGATATAATAAATGAAAATGATAGAGAAGAAGAAATTAAAAAAATTCTTTTTCCAAATAAAAAATGGAAATCGGATAATAAAATATTAGAAGCTATTGATTTTTATAGAACTAGAAGTGAAACTGTTACTACTAAATTGTTAGAAAATGCTTTATCAGCAGTAGATAAAGTTTCTACATACCTATCTACAGTAGACTTAACTGATACTGATGAAAGAGGTAAACCTATACATGATGTTAAAAAAGTAACAGATACTATAGGAGCTTTAGATAAGTTAGTAGAATCTTTAGGTAAGATACAAGATAGAGTTAAAAAAGAAAGAGAAGTAAAAGAAAAAATGAGAGGTAACAAAGATAAAAAGTTTTTTGAAGATGGACTTTAATTTTAATTCATATCAAACAGAACTTACAGATAAACTTTTAAAGACTCTTAAAAAAGAAGTTAGAGAAGATTTATATGAATACATTAATAGTATTCAATTCATTTATAATATATCTAAGTCTGATAGAAAATATGCTAAAGATTTAGACAGAGATGATGATAATAAAATTATAGTAGATATAGTCAATCCTCATATACTTGAGAATATGGATTACTTTAGAGAATCTGCTATATATTTTCAAAAACATGGAACTTATACTCATCATTATCCTAATAAATCTCCTAATAGTGAGTATAGAAAATTTTGGGAACAAGAAGCTAATAGATGTAGAAACGGATTAATAAGAGAATCAGATGGAGAATGGATTCCTGGGTATTATTATTTTTATCTTAATTATGGTATTATACAAAAAGTAATTAGAAGAAAAGAATCCAAGAGAGTAGATAGAGTAACAGATTTTCCTAATGTATATGATGGAGATTATTTATTTTTTCATTATATAGAACAAGCTAGAAATCAAGGTAAACACGCAGGAGTATTAAAAAAGAGGGGTGCTGGATTTTCATTTAAAGCTGGGGCTAAATTATCTAGAAATTTTATTTTTGGTGAATCAGATGTAAGTAGAAGTAGTATTAAATCATATGCCATTGCTAATGAAAAAGAATATCTTACTAAAGATGGGGTATTAAATAAATTTTTAGATATGATAGATTTTCTATCAGAACATACTCCATTTCCAGCATATAGAGGTCTTAAAGATTCCATGAATGATATGCACTGGAAATTAGGATATAAAGACCCTGATACATTACAAGATAAAGGTATTAAAAATGAAGTAATTGGTGTTACATTAAAAAATGACCATGAAAAAGCTAGGGGTAAAAGGGGTAGTCTTATAATTTGGGAGGAAGCTGGAAAGTTTACATCTTTCTTACAAGCATGGCAAATAGCTAGACCTTCAGTAGAAGAAGATGGTTATGCTTTTGGACAAATGATAGCTTATGGTACTGGTGGAACAGAGGGTGCAGATTTTAAAGGTCTTGAAGAAATATTTTATAGACCTGATGGTTATAACATTTTTGGTCTTAAAAATGTATTTGATAAAAATATGAATGACCAAAGTATATGTTCATTCTTTTTTCCCACATACTTAAACGTAAATGGATTCTATGATAAAAATGGTAATTCAGATGTTATAGGAGCATTACTTCAAAAATTAGAAGATAAGTTTAAAATTAAATACAATACATTAGACCCTAATTCTGTTATACAATACATAGCTGAAAACCCTGTTACTCCTCAAGATGCTATTATGAGAGTAGAAGGGAGTAGATTTGCTGTAGGAGAATTAAGAGAGCATCTTTCTACAATACTTCCCAATCTTAATACATTTACATCTCATCATTATATTGGTATGCCAATAATGAAAGCTGATGGAAGTGTAGAAATAGATATGATGGGAGGACAAACTCCAATTAGAGATTTTCCATTAAAAGATAATAAAAAACAAGGATGTTTAGAAATATTCTCTAAACCAATTTTAAGAAGTGATGGAAGTGTACCTTATGGAAGATATATAGCTGGACTTGACCCTTATGATGATGATGAATCTACTACAACATCACTTGGTTCATTATTTGTATTAGATACAATTACTGATAGAATAGTTGCTGAATATACTGATAGACCAAGAACAGCTAAAGAGTTTTATGGTAATGTACATAAAATATTAATATACTATAATGCTATTTGTAATTACGAAAATGATAAAAAAGGGTTCTTTTCTTATTTAGAAAATAATAATGGTTTACATTACTTAGCTGAAAATCCTAAGATACTTAAAGATATGGAAATGATTAGAGGAGATTATTATGGTAATAAAAAGAAAGGTACAAACTCAGGAGTTAAGATAAATGCTTTTGGTAGAAGTTTATATGCTGATTGGTTATTACAACCTGCTTATGGTACTAAAAAAGAAGATGAAGAAGGAAATGAAGTACAAACTATTAATCTTTATACTCTTAGAAGTATAGGACTTATTCAAGAATCTATAGCATGGAATCCAGAAGGTAACTTTGATAGAATTTCAGCAATAGGTATGCTTATGATACTTAGAGAAGATAGAGCTAAATTAGAAGTATCATTATTAGATAATCAAAAAACAATATCACAAGATAAATTTTTTGATAGACATTTTGATAGATTTTCTAAAAACGCTATAGGACATCATAAATTTTTTAAAATTAATATTGAAAAATAGAATAAGTTAATTTTATTTTAAATTACTTTGTAATTTATTTTTAACATGGAAGAAAAAAAAGAAAATCTAAGTATATTTCCCTCACAAAAAAAACCTTTTACTCAAAAGGGTGATTCATGGAGAAAATCTTGTATTAATGGAGCAGAAAGTTTTGTTTTTAGACAAGACAATAGTAATTCATTAAGAAAAAGTAGAGAAAATAAAATTGTTAATTATAATTTATATTCTGATATTTTAGATGAAAATGATGTTAAAAAAATATTAGACCCATTAAGATTAGATAGTTCTTTTACTCCAGCTAAACTTCAAAATTATCCAATAGTAAATCCTAAAATAGATTTATTAATGGGAGAAGAAATTAAAAGAAAATTTGATTGGAGAGTAAGAATAATTAATGATGATGCAATATCTTCTAAAGAAGATAAATTAAATTCAGAATTATCTGAAATTATAGTAGAATTTTATAAAAAAGGTTCTATTGATGAAGATGAACTTAATAAAAGATTAGATGAATTTCAAAAATATAAAACATTTAATTTTCAAGATTTAAGAGAACAAACTGGTACATGGATTTTAAAACATCTTTATGAAAAACAAAAATTAAAATCTAAATGGGATAGAGGATTTAAAGATGCTTTATTAGTAGCAGAAGAAATTTATCAATGGGATATAGTAGCAGGAGAACCTGTTTTTTTTAGACATAATCCAAAAAATGTATATACTATAAGGGCAGGAGAATCTCCTTATATAGAAGATTCTGAGATTATACTTATAGATTCTTATTATCCACCAGGAAAAGTAATTGATGAATATCATGAATATTTAACTAATAATGATATTAAAAAAATAGAAGAATTAGCATTAAATAATTCATCTCAAAATAATTTTCCTGATAGAATGTTAGACCCATCAGAAATGAATTTTGTAATAGATAGAGCCATTACTGAAGGTACTGCTAGAGCTGAAGCATCTCCAATAGATGATAATGGTAATATTAGAATATTAAAGGTATATTGGAAATCTATGAGAAAAATCAAAAAAATTAAATATTTTGATGATTTTGGAGATGAACAATATGAAATAATGCCAGAAACATATGTAGCTGATAAGATGTTAGGAGAAGAAGAACAAATAATGTGGATTTCAGAATGGTGGGAAGGTCATAAAATAGGTAGTACATTATCTTCTAGTGAAAATGATGGTATCTATGTTAAAATGCAACCAAGACCTATTCAGTTTAGAAATTTAGAAAATCCATCATTATGTCATCCTGGTATTATAGGTACTATATATAACACTAATGATAATAAAGGTATTTCATTAATGGATAGAATGAAACCTTATCAATATATGTATAATAATCTTATGTATAATACAGAATTAGCTATTGCTACTAACTGGGGTAAGATTATGAGGATGCCTATGCACGAAATTCCTGCTGGATGGGAAGTTGATAAGTGGATTAGTTATGCTAAGTATTTGAAAATAGCACCAGTAGATATGTTTAATGAAGGTACTAAAGGTGCAGCATTAGGTAAATTAGCAGGAGCTATGAATCAAAATAACCCTATTATTGATATGGAAATGGGTAATACTATCCAAATGTATATTAATATGATGAGTTATATCAAACAAGAAGTAGGAGAAATAGCTGGAGTATCTAGCCAAAGACAGGGACAAGTTTCATCTAATGAATTAGTTGGTAATGTAGAAAGAGCTGTTACACAATCTAGTCATATTACAGAATATTGGTTTGCAGAACACGCTGATATTAAAAAAAGATGTTTAGCAATAGGATTAGAAACTGCTAAAATAGCATGGAAAGATTCTAAAAATAAAAAATTACAATTTGTGTTAGATGATATGTCTACACACATGGTCACAGTTAATGGAGAGGATATTGTAGAAATAGATTTTGATGTTAGTATTACTGATGGAGGAATGGAAGGAGTTCTTATGCAAGAATTAAAATCATTAGCTCAAGCAGGATTACAAAATGATAAACTTACATTTACTCAATTAATGGATATTTATATGTCAGATTCTATTAGTTCTGTTAGAAGAAAAATAGAAAAAGGAGAACAAGATAAATTAGAAAGAGATGAGAAAATTAGAGAACAAGAACAACAAATGCAACAACAGCAATTAGAAGCTATGGCTCAAGAAAAAGATAAAGATAGAGAACATGATTTTGCTAAAATAGATAAAGAAATTGAAAAAGCTGTTACTATAGAACAATTAAAAGCTGGAATTAATACTTTTAATAAGGGTATAGATAATAATAGTAATGGTATTGCTGATGAAATAGAATTAGAAAAACAAGAACTTAAAAATCAACATGAACAAGAAGAAAATGAAAAAGATAGAAAACATGAAAGTGAAGAAAATAGAAAGAAAATTGAAGCTGAATTAGAAAAAGAAAAATTAAAATTAAAATACCAAAAGACAAAAACGCTATAGGACATAGTATAAATTTTTGATTTAGGTAATGAAAATAGTATAAAATTAAAAACTAATTATTTAATATTGTAAAGAAAATTATATGGAGAACTTATTTGACAATTTTGATTTAAATAACGAAGAAGAAGTAGTTATTGAAATTAACAATAGTGGAGAACTTATAACCACTGAAAAAGAAAATGTAGAAGATAAATCTACAGATATTAATCCTACAGAAACGTCTGAGGAAGAAGTTGAAGGAAAAGAAACAGATTTAGAAATTGATATTTCTGAATTTACAAATGATGGAGATATTGAAACTGATGAAGAAACTGAAAATTCTAACCATGATAATATTGATGATTCCCCTACCTCTGTAGACACTTCTTCTCCATATAAAGCTTTTGCTACAGCTCTATCAGAGGAGGGGGTTATCACACTAAAAGATACTGATGAAATTAAATCTGCTGAAGAT